TTAATGAACATTCGTCGCCGAAAACGAGTCTGTATCATTAGTGCGATGCAGTCTCTGCAAAGGATCTTGTTGATAAAATTGGCAGAAACGTTGCCACAATGAAGGGAAACGAGGAGCAAAAAGTTCTGGGGCGCTAAAGAAATATTCAGAAAGTACGGCAAAACATTCAGCAGGATCACTGGCAGCATAAGCATCAATGCTCGCCGCATTCTCGCCAACCAATTCGATTTCTTCCTGAATGTTGTTCATTGCAGCATGAAGATCGTGTTCCCAGCCAGCAACCTCACGCAACGGAATAAAGGGAACTCCGCTGGCGCGATCGCCGTTACGGGTGTCCAGCTTATGAGCGACTTCATGAATAATCAGGTTAAAACCAGAAGCATCAAAAGAATCTTGTATATCCAACCAGTTCAAAACGATAGGCCCTTGCTGCCAGCTCTGACCTGACTGAACAATACGTTGGTTATGCACCAGACCGATATCGTCTTCCCATTCATCATCGACCACAAATGGCGCAGGATAAATTAAGACTTCATGAAAACCATCCAGCCATTCCAGTCCTAACTCCAGAACGGGTAGGCAAAATAGAAGTGCTATCCGGCAGCTTCTTAATGAATCCAGTTCAAAGCCCTGTAAAGGAACAAGCCGCTTTTGCTGTAAAAAACGTTCGGCAAGAGTGACTAATTTGCTTTGTTCCTGTTCCGTCAGACACGTTAAAAGGGGGATCGATAGTGCTTCCTGCCAGGGAAGGGCAGTTTGATGTGCTGATTCTTGTACTTTCCAGGGCCACTTAATCATCGTTTTGCTCGCAAACTCGTCACTTGAACAAAATTGCACGGACAGGGACTGTTAAAATGCCAAATTTCCTGGCATCATGGCAACCATCTGAACGGAGAGATGCCGGAGCGGCTGAACGGACCGGTCTCGAAAACCGGAGTGGGGGCAACTCCACCGGGGGTTCAAATCCCCCTCTCTCCGCCAAAATTCAATCACTTACACATCATTAAGTCAGTGACAAAAATCACACTTGGAGTTACTTGGAATATTGTCTTGGAATATTTTCAGGTAACGGGACATCAAGTGTTGGTGAAACTTTAACCTTCCTGTCATAGATTAGCACTTGCCCTTCGGTTTTGTGACCAGAGAAAAGTTGCTTATCCCGGCTGCTTCCTTCATAGTCTGAAATTCCTTTCGCCTTCAGATCATGAAAGGTGAAGTCGGTTAAAATACCTGAAATTTTGCCTGCGCGATTTCTTGCTTCTACCCACATTTCGTTAAAGCCTTTGTACATATATCGGTTGCCGTATTGATTGCTGATTACATAGGCGGATGTTGATAACTGTTTTGCTTTTTCGATCGCCGCCTGTAATCGTGGACTCCATGCTTTTATCTGTTTTTTCCCTGTTTTCCCTTGCTGGATAAAGATCCCGTCGTTTCCAATCTGCTCCCATTTCAGCGATAACACATCGGAAACCCTCGCTGCACACAGATAGGCAATTTCCATTGCGATAAAAACAGGAAGAGGTGCAACGCTTAATACTGCCTGGTATTCTTTGTCGGTTACATATCGTTCGCGGTTTTTGGCCTTGAATTTACTTACACCTGCACATGGGTTAGCCTTCACGTACCCTCGCTCATATCCCCAACTGTAAACGCGGGACATACTGCTTTTTTCATGGTTGGCTTGCGTTTTGCTCTGTTCCCCTCTTTTGTCCATGTATCGACGGATGTGTTCTGGTTTTATGGAATCCGCTGGTACCTTACCGAATACGGCAAGCAACTTTTTTTGATGTTGCAGATAATCTTTTTGTGTTCTTGGGCTAAGGTCACTGTAACAGGCGCTGGCGAGGAATTTTTCCCACAAGCGACCGAATGTCATTGCACGATCGCGATTATTTACAGTTTCCTCATACTTTTTCCATAAAGCAGCTAAACCATCCTTGATGGCGGTTAGTGTTACAGATTCTCTGGATGTTGGTTTCCATACATAACTATATTTATTTGGGTATACATTTGGAGGTAATTTTTCGTGTTCAGGATTTTTCCTTCGTCTTCCCATCAGATCGCACCAAAATTCGGCTCTACCTCGCGTGGTGGTAAAGTTTTATTGCAGGTAAATAGATCCCGGCTGACAATCGGTTTGCCACTACGATTGGTATAGAACGGAAGCCCGTTTTCCATTAACCATTTTCGCTGGTGGCTTGCATATTTGCAGCCCGTTAATATTAGCAATTCATCTTCGGTTAAAAATAAGCTGCTCATAGCTATATCTCATAACCGCCGCTAACTATATGCGGTTAGCGGCGATCAGGGTTGAACATTAAAAATCAGCCTGACTCGGGATCAGTTTTTGCCAGATAGCTGAAACGTATTTTGCCTGGTAACGGGCGTCATCAAGTGCATTATGGCGCTCACCTTCGAATGGAATAGCCGTTCTGGCATCGAAGTCTATGGCTTTCCCCAGCTCAACGATTGTGCGTACATCGCGATCGTTGTAGTAACGCCACGGGCAGGGGATCCCCTGCCGTTCGTATGAACGGCGCAAAATTGTGTTGTCGAAGTTGGCTCCATTTCCCCAGACCTGAACAAAAAATTCACCGGAGTTTTCGTCGATAAATTCCCGCAATTGTAACAGTGCATCATCTAACGGGATTTCATCGGTCATAATGGCAGATTGCGCTTCGCGTGATTGCTTAAGCCACCATTTAATGGTGTCCCGATCAATGACTCCGCCAGCAGTTTCCAGATCGATAGTCTTACTAAATTCCGGTCCCATATCTCCGGTTTGCGGATCGAAAAATATTGCACCTATTGAGATGATCGGGGCATCAGGATTTTTTCCCATGGTTTCAAGGTCGATCATTAGATGGTCACACGTCCTGCTGGTGGATGTGATAACGTGATGACCGTTCACCGCAATTAAGGGATCTGCCGTCTCGCCAGTTTCACTATCGCTGGCGTGGTCCTGAGCGCTGCCAGCATTCTCCTTGTGTGGATGTTCAGCGCCTTCCATTTTCTCCGAATCGTCTTCCTGAACTTCAACCTGGTTCTTGTCATCGAATGTTTCCTGGTATGTTGCGTCGCCCATCACCGCGCCACAATCAGGGCAGTTGCCGCCGCCGGTCTGACCGCAGGCGGTGCAGACTTTTTCCGGTTCCTGTTGCGCTACTGGTTCAGGTTGTTTCGTTTCTGGCTCGTTTTGTAACGCATTTGGGCTGTTTTGTTCCGCTTTCTGGCCGTTCTGTTCCGTTTCTTGCTGGTTCTGATTCACTGAATCGCGGGTTTCAATCCCCTTCACCCATTTCGGATCATTCGGGTCGCTAATCCCTGCAACAAATTCACCACGTGATACAGCAAGCAACTTATTGGCGTCAGGCTGGCTGATATTGGCTGCCTGCATAATTTTGTTTACTTCGTCAGCGGTAACTTTTACCGGCTCTGGTTGTGCGATCGTGTCAGATGCACCAGTATTTTGTTGTGAACCTGAGTACGTGCCGTTTTTACGTGCGAAGTATTCCTCTTTTGTGATTTCCGTAGCTCCCAGGGCCAGTGCTTTTTCCAGACCAGAAAGTTTGTTTGCGCGACCGTATTTTTCGCCGTCCTTATCGGTGAAAAGGAAGTAGAACGGTCCCTCACGCTCTACAGATGGTTCGTCTTCCACTTCGCATTCGGTTTTTTCGTTGTCCGGCATTGCCGTTTCCACTGCATCAGTTTCTGGTACTGGTGACGGGAGAGTACCAGCTGTGCCCTGATTTGTTCCTTCGTCATCTTCAAACACGCCCTTGGTAGTCAGGTATTCAGTGATGTATTTGTTCAGTGCTACGGGATCTTTGTGAATGTCGATCGGACGCTCACGGACAAGGCCAAAAATAGTCTGACGGTCGTAGCGAACGGCATCGGGTTGTTTGCGCATTGATGCGGAAATGCGCTTCCAGTCTTCGCGATCTTTGTCGATAACTTCATTTTTTGCCCAGCGATGGATGCTGCCGTCAATGTTTCCGGTATCAATATCGCCAGGCCAGAGAGCGTAGGCCAGTTCTTCATCCAGCGTTTTCCATGTCTGCTTGTATTCGCGACAAATGGCGGCAGTGACTGGGTTGATTTTTCCTGCTGAGTTTTCAGTGTTCTGTTGATTGACTCTGGCGCTGGCGAGATCAACAACAGACGTGTATTTTCCAGTCTCTTTGCGCTCTGCGTCCTGCCGTTTTTTCCAGTTACGTAATTCAGCCTGAATTTCGGGCCATTTGGCACCCGGATTACATTTGTGTTTAACCCATCCGATAGCGAACAGTTTGCGTTCCGGATACATAGCGTTAATTTCAGGCGTTTTCATCAGTGCTTCAACGATATGCCCGTCAAAGGTAGCAACGTCTTCCTGCAGTAATTCCTGCGCGTCAATCGCCATATCAACGGTGATGTTTTCACATGTACCGAACTTAACCAGGACCGCGTTCTGTACTTCAAGGGACAGCTTGTCAAAATTGACGTTCATCGGATCGGATTCTGGTTCGACCGGAATAAAGGAAGCGGATTCCTCATCCCAGCGGTTTTCCTGCATATATTCAGCATCCCAGGAATCGAGGGCAGGGCGGGGTATACCGGGTTTATCCTCGCAAACAAGAAATTTATAAGCGCAGTCCTGAGCAGCCGGATAATGTTCCAGGAATTGCCAGTGAAATTTTGCGCGGGCGCGACGTTCATCACCGGCTTCAATGGCAGTGGCTACAGCGACGGCACCTTCTTCCTTTATTGCCTGTTCGTCCGGAATGGCGGCGCAAATAAAGACTTTACTCATTTTGTTTTACCTCATTACAGATTTAAGGGTGAACAAATCCCTGCCATTGCTGGCATATAAAAATGAAACTGGATATTAATTACGGCGCTGTTTTTAATCCTGCCGGGATTTCGTTATTGTCCATGTGAATAACTTTATCGACCGGATAACAGTTGCCGGGAATTTTCTGTTCCGCTGCGGCAGCCATGCATTCTTTCATTGAGTTGTACATGCCGGTGATTGCATCAAGCGACTCACCAGTATTGAGATGTACAGTCAGAATGAGTATGAATAATGTGTTCATCGCCACTCTCCGAAAATACCGAGTTTAAGAAGGGCAATTCTGGAGAGTATGGAATTGTCATTCAGCAGGTAGGGTTCATATTTTCTCATATTGATTGCATCCTCGGTGAAATCCCTGTTACTGAGCAGAACACCAATATTAAAGCACCCGTCAGACGTATTAACGTTTGGTAGTGACGTTTCCATTATCGCGTCCTCAACAATGAATTTTTAGCAATTGCTCCACAGTCATATTTTTAATTGCGCTCCGGTTTACAAGAGTCCATCCTTGTTTCTCCAGATAAAACCGGAAGGTATCCAGGGTGCAGACCATTGCGCCGTCAGGAACGGTTTCAGTGAATTTGATATTGCCGTGTTCGTCGAGACGGATAACCAGGGTGCGTCCGTCCCCGTGAATCATTTTGTCGGGAGACGGGGCGTTATTCTGGCGCAGTTCTTCCTCCATGCGATCGAACTCAGCGATGTAGGCTTCTTTGAAAGTTGCGGCTTTTTTACCTGTGAACCCCATCACCAGGAAAACGAAGCCGTTTTTGGTGATTTGGTACATGGGGCGTTTTTCGCCTTTGGCGTCGGTGTAGGTAACGGGCGTAAAATTGCGCTCGTTAAAATCTTCAGAGCATTCTAGCGTTTCAATTTTGCGCAGAACGTCCTTGTGCATTTTGCGGAAGAACTCTGCAACCGCAACAGACGTAGTGACAGCGCGACCATTTTCGATGGTTACGTCAGGGTGAGAAAGGGTAGGGATAGTAGCCATAATGGCAGCCTCTTGGTTGAGTATTAATAACTCACCACCAAGGTTTTCCACGACCATAAGGGTGGTGAGGCGTACAGGGGTGGAAATACCGGTCAACCAAGAATCCGGCCAGCCTTGCAGCTGCCCTGCACGCCCCACCATAATCTGAATGTGGCTGTGCTTGACGCATAAAAAAACCGCCTGAGCGCGGTTATGCGCTTGATTGAATTCCGGGTTTCCACGCCCGGCACCCGTTTTATGAGGTGCAGGTGCACTATAATTCCACCCGTTCTGGTTTTCAATAGCTACATTCAACATTTTCTCTTACCTTTCATCACCGAAGTGAACTTTGTTGATGCGGTGCCTGGTGCCTCCAGGTGACGTTAACCAGTTAACAATTAACGCCGGATACAGAGAATCCACCCATAACACTGTTTTTGGTTTTAACTGTTCCGCGTGCGCTTAGCCGCATTCACCGCATCACAAAATTCACTTTAAAAATGGTGGCAGAGCAGTCACGGAGTAGAACTGATGCCACCAAAGACTACACATGGGTATTGTGGCGGGGCTGTCACTTAAGCGTATGGTCAACCTGACAACCCGGTGCATTTTCTGGAGCAATGGAGGAAACCCCAGCCATACTTACCGCCGCGCCATTTCGCGGATTGCCACAACCGGAAGCGCACGATCGAATTAAATTTAACGACGACCTATACAGAGAGACTAACTTCGCCGGGCGCTTTCGTGTTATGCCCTGACTTTTCAGGGATATATCCTTTTCAGTAAACTGTCAGTGCCGGATTCTTATCCGTGTCCGGCGCACGCACTCTACCTCACCTGTGAATAAATTAATGATTAATTGATATTTTGTTGTTTGATTCAACTTTCCCATCGGATGTGTGATGCTTTAAATCACAGGAATTAATACTGCTCGCTGTAAAATGATTTTCAAGGGGAGCTATTCGAATCCCTTTCTTTTTCATTAACAAGCCAAATCCTTTATTAATGATGTCCATTAATTCCAGGAAGTATTTTTCATGTAAATCCTGGTTATCAGAGAGCTGCTTCTCTTCGTACAGACCGATAAAGGCACGACGCACGTTACCGGATATAGTATCGATGGTTTCTTTTTCTACGGTACTCAGGTCAAGAGTCGCCAGTTGAGAGCGAACCACATTCGATGCCATTTCCTGGAATGGTACTGGTAAATCTTTAAATTCCATCGTCAACCTCATCAGTCAGTGTTTCTGGTTAACCAGCGACGCGCGCCAGCTTCAGTTTGAAACGTTTTGCTTCTGGTATACGTCATCGCGGTAAACGTGCCGTCCTGGTTGGGAAACACGCCGCATACCAGAGATTCGTTGTTGCCAAGATCGATAGTATCCATGCTGACCTCATTTCCCCTTAACGCCAGGGTAGCGGAACTGTTTGCTGAGAACACCGTGCGGTGTCTTGATGAGTAGAATTTAGAATAACCTAAGAATTGTGGTCAAGCTTTTTGTGTAGAAAAACCTAAGTTTTTTTGATGTAAAAAACACAACCATTTGAAAGTTTATGCTTTTTATTACAGAGAGTGGCGAAAAAAAGGGAGGGGGTTATTTATTTGCGCTTCTTTTGCGAGCTTTGAGTAGTTCTTCAAAAAGTTTGTTGAAATTCTCAACTCGAGCACGCATCTCTGACAACAGAGCCTTTTGCTCTGACTCAGGCAGTGCGTCGAACAGTTGAAGCAACTCTTTTTGATCTTCTGTCAGATTAACTGGCTGATTATCTGGGATCGGTTCGCCTGGTTGCTTATCTTCATCTCCAAAAAGAAGCCAAGTCGGCGAGCACTGAAGCGCCTGGCTCAGTGCGAATAATCTCTTCCCCGCTGGCTGTGTTTCATCTCTTTCCCATTGAGAAATTGTTACGTGAGCCACTTTGACCAGCTTACCTAATGCGGCCTGAGACAGTTTTAATTTTTTACGCCTGTATAAGAGGCGAGCACCGAAGGTTTCGTTTTTCATATTAGGTAATTCTAATTTTTCTTGACTTAGGTTTCTCTACGATCTAGTTTCCTTAGGAAAATCTAAGGAGTTCGATATGTTGAAAATTGATGCTATAGCGTTTTTTGGCAGCAAAACAAAGCTTGCCAATGCCGCAGGAGTTAGGCTGGCAAGCGTTGCTGCATGGGGGAAACTGGTTCCTGAAGGTCGCGCGATGCGCCTGCAAGAGGCATCCGGCGGGGAACTTCAGTACGACCCCAAAGTTTATGACGAATATCGTAAGGCAAAGCGGGCGGGGCGGTTGAACAATGAAAATCACCCCTGAACAGGTTTGTGAGGCTCTGGATGCCTGGGTATGTCGACCAGGAATGACACAGGAGCAGGCGACGATATTAATCACGGAAGCATTCTGGGCTCTGAAAGAACGCCCGAACATCGATGTTCAACGCGTCACGTTTAATGATGGCGAGGTTGATCAACGGGCGCTGGGCGTTAACCGGGTGAAGATATTCGAACGCTGGAAAGCTATCGACACCAGGGATAAGCGGAAAAAATTCACGGCGCTGATTCCGGCAATTATGGAGGCTATCCGAATTAGTGATTTCAGGTTGTATCGTGAGATCAGTGATGGAAAAAGCATTACGTACATGATCGCCGGATTAAACAAAGAATATGGCGATGTGGTGGAGTCCGGGCTGCTTTTTGCGGATCCAGCTGTTGTGGAACGTGAGACTGACGAGCTTATAGAAAAAGCTATTGCTTTCAAGCATGCGTATCGTCAGCAATATCAATATTACTTTGCAGATAAACAAATGTCTGCCAGGGGTTTGTATGAGTATCGATGCACTACGATGGGCTAAAAAGGTGAAAACCGGCAGTTCATCCAGTAAGTCTGTATTGACCTGGCTTGCTGATATGTGCGGTGCCGATTTGTGTGCATACCCGTCTGTATCTGCACTGGCAGAAGTAACGGAACTAAACAAAAAGACTGTGCAGGACAGCTTACGACACCTGATGGAGATTGGGTTAATTGTTGATACCGGTGAGAGAAAAGGCAGAACAAAGCAAATTGTAGTGTACCGACTTATCGGTGTAGAAGAAAGTGTTGCCGAGCCTGAATACACCCAAAAACGGGAGTCTTTAAAGGTGGGTAAAATTGGTGCTGTTAATAAAAACAGTACCGAAAATGGTTATGTTTCAGCACAAAACAGACCCAAAAACGGAACTCTTAGCTGCATGGAAAATAACCAAAGACACCCAAATTTTCCATCAAAGACACCCAAAAACGGATCACGGAACCCAAAGGAACCCAAAGATCTAAACCCCACACATAACGCACGCGAGAGTGCTCCGACCAGTGAGCAGGAAGTTTTGTCGTTACAGGCAGCACCCCTTGTATTCCTGGATGGCCTGAGCGAACCCATCGGAAAATTTCCGATGACCGATAGCTGGTATCCGTCACGGGATTTTCGACGACGGGCTGCGTTGTGGGGGATGGCTTTGCCGGAGACAGAATTTACACCTGCTGAACTTGCCGCCTTCCGGGACTACTGGGCAGCGGAGGGGAAAGTGTTTACGCAGATTCAGTGGGAGCAGAAATTCGCCCGTCACGTAAATCACGTCAGGGCGCAGGTTAAACCAGTCAGCAAGGGGGTAAACCATGCAGCAGCACCAGGTGGCACCGCATCACGGGCAGTTCAGGAAATTCGGGCAGCACGTGAGCAGTGGGAACGTGAAAACGGATTTATCAGCGACGGAAACGGTCTGGAAGCTGTGGGAACTCATGGGGGAGGTTTATTCGAACCGCTGGACCCAGAAGAACGGGGCCGCACCTTCGAAGCTCTGGATTGCACAGATTGGCGCGATGACTGAGCAGCAAATCCGACAGGTCTGCCGCCAGTGCATGGACCGCTGCCGGGCGGGTGAAACATGGCCTCCGGACCTGGCTGAGTTTGTGGCGCTGATTTCAGAAAGCGGGGCCAATCCATTTGGCCTGACGGTGGATGCTGTGATGGAGGAGTACCGCCGCTGGCGTGATGAGTCCTGGCGATATGACGGAAGCGACAAATATCCGTGGCCTCAGCCTGTGCTGTACCACATCTGCCTCGAAATGCGTACCAGAGGGATTGAGCGCCAGATGACGCAGGGTGAGTTAAAACGACTTGCGGAACGGCAACTGACGAAATGGGCAAAGCATGTTGGTAACGGGATGAGTGTTCCGCCAGTGCGACGACAACTGGAAGGGGCGAAACACCCGCAAGGGCCAACGCCAATTGAACGGCTGAAACAGGAATACGAACGCCGGAAGGCAGCTGGTTTTATTTGAATCTGAGAAACGATTTTGTCGGAGGAAATTTTAATGGAAACCGTATTTGACGCACTGAAAGCAATGGGAAAAGCCACATCGGTAGAACTGGCCGCGCGACTTGATATCAGTCGTGAAGAGGTTCTCAACGAGCTGTGGGAACTCAAAAGAAATGGCGTCGTTGATAAAACTGGTCACACCTGGTTTCTGGCTGGCGAAGGTGAATCCCGGGTAACCGAAGAGCGGCCAGTAAAATCTGAAGCACAGGATATGCTGACCGGAGAGGTCGAACAAAAAGTTACCGCAGACATGATGATTGAGTTTATCGGTCAGGATGGTGCTAAAACGTGTGAGGAACTGGCGGGTAAGTTCGGCGTCAGTACTCGCAAGGTTGCCTCCACGCTGGCGGTGGTAACCGCAACGGGGCGGCTGGCACGCGTTAATCAGAACGGTAAATTTCGTTACTGCATGCCGGGCGATAATTTACCAGCAGAGCCGAAAGCCGCGCTGGTAACGGAAAGTGATGGTAAGGCCTTTCCTCAGCCAGCAGGTGCTGCGTTACCAGTCCGGGAAGCCGCAACACAGGAAGAAATTAAAACAGAAACTGTGGCGGACATTGTGCAGCCGTTGCCATCGTTTACCGAAACGCAAGCAGATGAGCTGATTTTTCCGTCCCTTCGCAGGGCAAACCTGGCGCTGCGCAGGGCGAAAAGTGATGTTCAGAAGTGGGAGCGAGTCTGCGCCGCGCTGCGGGAGCTGAACAAGCACCGGGATATTGTTCGACAGATTACTGATTCTTCCCGCCGTGTTGTATCGGAAAAGTGATTGCCGGAGGCGCTTATGGCAAAAGTATTTACACCAGAAGAGCGGGAAGAAGTGAAGGCGCGCATTGTGGAATTCGTGCGCCTGAGCGGACGAGAAACTTTTCGACAACTGGCAGATAAAACGGGTGTCAGTAAGACCGCTATTCGTCGTTTATCTGGTGCGCTTGCGGCCAGTGGTGATGTCTGGCTCTCTGGTTGCGGGGTATTTCCATCAGAGCAGGCGTATCGCGTATGGCGTAAGACACCGGAGAAGGCTGCTGACCCGACACTGATTCGAAAGTTACCTGACGGAGAAATACGTCGTTACAACAGACGGCAGAACATAATTTGTCGTGAGTGCCGCCAGAGCGAAGTTATGCAGCGTGTGCTGGCGTTCTATCGGGGAAACTTTCAGGAGGTGATGGAGTGAGGGTCAGAGTTTATATTGCCGGTCCAATGACGGGATATGAAAATTTCAACCGTGAGGCGTTTCACAAGGCGGAAGAGGAACTGAAACGGGAAGGGCATACCGTCTTAAACCCGGCAGTACTTCCGGACGGGCTGACACAGCCGCACTACATGGATATTTGCATGGCAATGATTCGTTGTGTGGATGCGATTTACATGCTGAATGGCTGGCAGCGGTCAGCGGGCGCTAAGGCAGAGCTGGCACTGGCGGAGAAACTGGGGCATGCAGTGATTTATCAGGAGGTAGCTCAATGAGAGAGGTTAACTATGAGGCGCTTCGTGAGGCAGCACAAAACTATCAGTCGACGCTGGCGTGGTATCAGGCTATCCCGGACAGCCCAAATGCTGAACGGGATTGTGATGCGGCTCTTGCTGCGTTTAAGCGTCACATCCGTCATCGGGAAGCGGATATTATCGCTGATTTGCTGGATGGACTGGAAGAAGCAAAATCACAACTCAAAGAGCAGCGTGAGTATTACGAAGGCGTTATCTCTGATGGGAGCAAGCGTATTGCTGAACTGGAAGCGCGGGAAGTTCAATTACCGACTCGCTACGACCTTCGATATGGACACCCGATAAATGCAGATGAGCGACATGTCATGATACCTAAAGAAAATGGCAGTTGGCTTTACCTGATTGACCTAGAACACGCATTACGCGTCTCTGGCATTCGCATCAAAGGAGAGGAGCATGGAAATAAAACCAGAGGATGAGTTAAGCAATATCGTTTTATTTCCGGTAAAAGAGGATGACCCTCGTAATCAGGTTAATTTTCTTTATGAGCCATCGGAAAGACCATATTGTCATCACGCCTCTGTCCGGGTTGACGAAAAAGAGCGTCAGGTCCGCTGTAAAATCTGCGGTGCAGTTGTGGAGCCATTTGACTGGATGCTCTCTGTGGCGAAAAGAGAAACCAGACTGGCAGATGATGTAAGGCACTTGCGCCAGGAGGAGCGGGAAAGGCGAAAAAATATAGAAAAGCTAATTCAGATTGAGCGTAACGCGAAAGCGCGGATACGCAGGGCGACAAAATCCAGAACTGAATAATTAAATTTAGCTCTGTTAAAAATTTAATCCTTAACCGGAGGGATTTCTGCACCCTCAGAACATCAGGAGGCCGCCCGAAAGGGCGGTAGTTAAATGCGAAAGTTTAAAATAATTATTGAAACGGGAATAGCCGGTGGAGATTTCGAGGATGAATTCGAAGTGGATGATGATGCGACGCCTGATGAAATACATGACGAAGCAAAAGATATTTTCTTTAACTACTGCAATTACTCATATCACGAAATAAAAGACGAAGAGGAAGAGCAAAATGGCTGATTTTGGTTCAACTAAATACAACGTCAGTTTTGAAGCATGGCATGAACTGTTAATGGACTATGCAGAGTTACGTGGTGGCAGTGCTGCTGATGCTGAAGCATGGCGTGATGATTATGAAGCAGGAAAAACTCCGGTCGAAGCATATTGTGATGAGTGGGGCGATGAATGAGCGAGATTAATTATCAGGAAGGGCATGAAACGGCAGGGCAGGCAAAACCAGTTGCATGGCGATATCGCTACGTGAAAAAAGACGTTACAGACTTTCAGGGGAAGCCGTGGGCTGGTGACTGGAAATATGTACCGACAAAAGAGGATTGTAACGACAGGCCGAACTATGAAATTCAGGCCTTATTCATCGGCCCGCCAGTCCCGGTGACATCAGAAGGACTGGTTAAAGCCGTGCGCTTTTATGAACAGGTAAAGCGTGAGAATCCGCCAGTCGAAACAGGAGCATGGAAGGATGCTGTTGACTGGGTGCTCAGAGAGGCCTGCTGCGCTGCCATTCTGGGTAAAGCCGACAATCCACCAGCATCCGGCAATCAGGTTAGCGAATTAACAATGTGGGTTAAACGACTGGTCAGTCAACTGAAAAAAGCTCAGCCGGACTGTAAATTACCGGAGAAGGCGATGGATTACCTGAAACGAAATGGACTGATAAGCGTGGAGGATGTTTTACGATGAATATTTAGACTAAAGAGTTTGTAACGCTATGTAAGTGATTTTTTCTGGTTTAGATATTTATATGTCCGGCCAAATTGAGGTGTGTTTAAATGTTATTGCACATTGATTGTAGGGGGAATAATGAAAAACGCATTGCAGTTTTTGTTTGTTGCGTTCTGGTTGTTCGCATCATGTATGCCCATCATCTTCACAGCAAGGTATATGGAAAAAATTGATGTTTTGATATTAATGTTTGGACATATAAATGCCCTTTTTTTAGGGGTGTTCATGGCGGTCATGTGCATTGAATACTGGCGGTAAATACAGCGAACGCCATTGGTTTAGTTGGATATTTACTGTGCCGGACAAAAACGGTTTGCGGGGAAATCTTAGTTAAGTAGAATAACTGCGGGTGCTTGAGGCTATCTGTCTCAGGCATGAACACCAAAAGGCAGATAGAGAAAAGCCCCAGTTAACATTACGCGTCCTGCAAGACGCTTAACATTAATCTGAGGCCATATCTATGCGACACATAGAGATTAGCCTCTTACGGACCGAAAGGTCAAGGAGAAGCAGGCTATGAAGCAGCAAAAGGCGATGTTAATCGCCCTGATCGTCATCTGTTTAACCGTCATAGTGACGGCACTGGTAACGAGGAAAGACCTCTGCGAGGTACGAATCCGAACCGGCCAGACGGAGGTCGCTGTCTTCACAGCTTACGAACCTGAGGAGTAAGAGACCCGGCGAGGGAGAAATCCCTCGCCACCTCTGATGTGGCAGGCATTCTCAACGCACCCGCACTTAACCCGCTTCGGCGGGTTTTTGTTTTTATTTTCAACGCATTTGAAGTTCTGGACGGTGTCGGAATAGAATCAAAAATACTTAAGTAGCGCGCAGGGATAAGAGGGATGGTCCCTTAAAGGGGAGAGCTAATTATCCGGAAGGATTCTGATGATGAACATCGAAGAACTGCGTAAAATTTTTTGTGAAGATGGCCTCTATGCTGTGTGCGTTGAAAATGGAAATATTGTTAGTCATTACCGCATTGTGTGTTTGCGAAAGAATGGGGCTGCGTTAATTAATTTTGTGGATGGTCGAGTGACGGACGGATTTATCTTGCGCGACGGTGAGTTTGTCACTTCATTACAGGTATTGAAAGAGATCGGAATAAAAGCTGGCTTTTCTGCTTTTTCAGAAGAATAAACTCATCTACAATCTTGCGCGGGGCTGAACTCCCGCTGAGTAACACCGTGCCGCCGGAGGAAACCGATGGCACGCAACGCAAAATATTACAATCATGATAATTCGACCGTTCTTGCCCACACGCACGAGCGGTATTCTCACGCATTTAAGTCAGACTGGTACCAGCATCCCCCATGCACTGAAGAACAGGCCGAATGGCTCATTCAGTGTTACCGCAGGCGCGGATGCGAGGTTAAAAAAGCCCTTAGCCTCGACTACCGTCACTGGATAATCTCCGTCAGGCTTCCTTACTCCGAACACCCACCGCGTCCGTCCCGCACATTCCAGCAACGCATCTGGAGGTAACGTGCGGGTATTACTTCGACCTGTTCTGGTACCGGAACTCGGGCTGGTGATCGTTAAGCCGGGCCGTGAATCCATGCCGGTATTCCACAATACCCGGGTACTGGTGGAGCCGGAACCGAAAAGCATGCGTAATCTGCCGTCCGGGGTCGTTCCTGCCGTTCGCCAGCCGCTGGCGGAGGATAAATCATTACTGCCATTTTTCAGCGACGAACGAGTGATTCGTGCTGCTGGTGGCGCTGGCGCATTGTCTGACTGGTTACTGCGCCATGTTAAATCCTGCCAGTGGCCACACGGCGATTATCACCACAGTGAAACCGTCATTCACCGTTATGGTACCGGCGCAATGGTGTTGTGCTGGCACTGCGACAACCAGCTGCGCGACCAGACCTCCGAATCACTCGGGCAACTTGCTCACCAAAACCTGTCAGTATGGATGATTGACGTCATCGGTCATGCAATAAGCGGTACGCAGGAGCGTGAATTATCTCTGGCTGAATTATCCTGGTGGGCGGTCTGCAATCAGGTAGCGGACGCACTACCGGAGTCTGTATTGCGTCGTTCGCTGGGATTACCGGTGGAAAAAATTCGCTCCGTATACCGTGAGAGTGACATCGTACCGGGAGAACAGACAGCCATCAGCATACTGAAGCAGCGCACAAAAAATATTGCGCTGCCACTTCACGTCCACCAGCAACAAAATCCACCACAGAAAAAAACGGTTGTCAGTATCGCCGTTGATCCGGAGTCTCCTGAATCGTTCATGAGGCGGCCTAAACGTCGCCGTTGGGTTAATGAGAAATACACGCGCTGGGTAAAGACACAGCCGTGTGCGTGTTGTGGTAAGCCTGCTGACGATCCGCATCACCTGATTGGTCATGGTCAGGGGGGAATGGGGACAAAGGCCCACGATATTTTCACGCTACCGTTGTGCCGGGAGCACCACAACGAACTTCATGCAGACCCGCTGGAGTTTGAGAAAAAGTACGGCTCTCAGATTGAGTTAATTTTTCGTTTTCTTGATCACGCCTTTGCGACTGGCGTGCTCGGGTAAAAGAGGTGACTGATGCTCATAGATTTGGTTTTACCTTACCCGCCGACGGTGAACACTTACTGGCGACGCCGTGGCAGCACATATTTTGTATCAAAAGCCGGGGAGCGTTATCGCCGGGCAGTGGCGCTTATTGTTCGCCAGCAGCGACTGAAATTAAGCCTGTCCGGACGGCTGGCAATAAAAATTATTGCAGAGCCACCGGATAAGCGTCGTCGTGACCTGGACAATATTCTGAAAGCACCACTGGATGCGCTGACGCACGCGGGGTTGTTAATGGACGATGAGCAGTTTGATGAAATCAATATTGTACGTGGCCAGCCAGTATCTGGTGGACGGCTGGAGATAAGAATTACAGAGGTGGGTGTGCATGAATAACCAGTATTTACAGTTTGTTCGTGAGCAACTCATGATTGCCACTGCAGATCTCAGTGGGTCGACAAAATGCCAGCTGGAAGCCTGGCAGGAAAATGCCCTGTTCGATACAGGGCGTTACAGACGCAAAAAAATTCGTTACCGCGATGAGGTAACCGGAAAAATGATCACGCGGGATAATCCCCCGATCCAGGGTAAACAATCACTGGCGAAAGGCTCATCAATTGCGCTGGTCAGTCCTGTTGAGTTTGCAACATCATCGTGGCGGCGTGCCGTTCTGGAACTGGAAGAACATCAGAAGGCGTGGTTGTTGTGGTGTTATGGCGGAAACATTTGCTGGGAGCATCAGATCGCGATAACGCAGTGGGTGTGGAGTGAATTTAAAACTCAGTCCGGCTCCAGAAAAATTGCAGTGAAAACGCTGGAGCGTGTGAAGAAGTTGATCTGGCTGGCGGCACAGGATGTCAGAGGATGGGTTACCGGGTGTGAGGTCTACCAGAGACAGGAGCTTGCCAGACTGTGTGGAGTTAAGCCTGATAACTGGAGCCATAATTATGCGAACTACTGGCGTGAGATGTGCGATATTTTTAAGCGCCTCGATAGAGAATCCTTGATTTGCTCCGTGAAAATAAGAGCGCAACAAAAAGCGACCTTTTCACGACGAGATATTGCAAAAGTCAATTAAATCGCGTATGTTTCGTATAAATCTGATATTTTGCCGATTTTGTACGTGATGGCAAAGTAAGAAAAAACCACCGCCAGGTGGTTTTTTTTATGTCCGAAAATCGCGTCAGTACAGTAAACGCGCTGGTGGTTGCGAATACGGGTCTTTCAGCTTGCTGGCTTTTTCGACAAGAGTTATTGGTATGTCACGTTAACCGGAAAAGGGAAAAAGACATGCTAAAACAGCAGGATATGACAGAAACCGCCAGAGTGGTGTTTAATGAATTAAGCGTTACCGACCCGGCGACAGTCAGGGAGATTGCGCAGAATACTTACCTTTCACGCGAACGCTGCCAGTTAATACTGACCCAGCTGGTTATGGCGGGTCTGGCAGACTATCAGTTCGGTTGTTACAGACGCCTTCAGTCCTGAAGGCTTTTTTATTTGTGGTAAATGGGCGGCTGGTGGGTGTTAGGGGCACTCACCAGCCATCTGCTCATGCGTCCGGATCACAAGCAAACCTCAGGCCCATCTGCTTTGCGCAAAAGCAGAATGAGCCTATCAGAGACAGGCTTAATGATCCATGTTTAACACTGTAAAAATATCCAGTTGTGAGTTGATCAACGCTGACTGCCTGGAATTTATCCGGTCGTTACCCGAAAATTCTGTTGACCTGATAGTCACGGACCCGCCGTACTTTAAAGTGAAGCCTGAGGGCTGGGATAACCAGTGGAAGGGCGACGATGATTACCTGAAGTGGCTGGACCAGTGTCTGGCGCAGTTCTGGCGGGTGCTGAAACCTGCCGGAAGTCTTTACCTGTTCTGTGGTCATCGCCTGGCATCTGATATCGAAATCATGATGCGTGAACGCTTCAGTGTGCTGAACCATATTATCTGGGCGAAGCCGTCCGGACGCTGGAACGGATGCAACAAGGAAAGCCTGCGGGCGTATTTCCCCGCCACAGAGCGCATTCTGTTCGCGGAACATTATCAGGGGCCGTATCGTCCGAAAGATGCCGGGTATGCGGCGAAGGGCAGTGCACTGAAACAGCATGTGATGGCCCCGCTGATTTCTTACTTTCGTGATGCGCGCGCGGCCCTGGGGATAACGGCAAAACAGATTGCAGATGCCACAGGAAAGAAAAACATGGTGTCGCACTGGTTCAGTGCCAGTCAGTGGCAGCTACCGAACGAAAGCGATTATCTGAAATTACAGTCGCTGTTTGCCCGGGTGGCAGAAGAGAAACATCAGCGGGGAGAACTGGAAAAGTCCCATTACCAACTGGTCAGCACATACAGTGAGCTGAACCGGCAGTATATGGAACTGCTGAGTGAATATAAGCATCTGCGGCGGTATTTTGGCGTGACGGTGCAGGTGCCGTATACCGATGTGTGGACGCATAAACCGGTGCAGTTCTATCCCGGGAAACATCCGTGCGAAAAACCGGCAGAAATGCTGCAGCAGATAATCAGCGCTAGCAGTCGTCCGGGTGACCTGATTGCAGATTTTTTCATGGGGTCGGGTTCGACAGTGAAAGCGGCACTGGCGCTCGGGCGTCGTGCAATTGGCGTTGAGCTGGAGACTGAACGTTTTGAGCAGACGGTTCGGGAAGTACAGGATTTAGTCAGCCAGAACGGATGA